CTAAACGCCCTCCTTGTTCAAGCTTTAAAAAGTTGCCACTTTCAGTAAGTAAAAAAAACGCCCGTAAGGCATCTACTTCGTAAAGCTCTTTTGTCAAGTCCACAAAATGCACAAACCCGGTATCACGATTTGCAACGTGCAGTTCCTTGTCAAGATGAACGTCGTGTTCCTTGCCAATTGGTCTTTCTGTGGTATAAATCTTGTTACTCAACTATGTAGAATAATTCCTCGTTGCGGAGTGGTATAACTTTAAAAATGCCTGTCTCAACTTCTTCGTCAGCGTTGTTGGGATTTAAGTTGTTAGGGCTAATCTGAGCATAAATAGTGTAAAGATGCTCTCCTACATCCAGTGTGGTTGCATCGGTGTCACCTTCAGTAAAATTGAACTTATTATAACGGTCTTTAAAGGCAGATATATCGGTCAATATGAAATTCTTAATATTGTCGGTCTGACGAGACTGCAAAGAAAATAAATAAGTCGGACTGCTGATGGTGGTTTTTTCCTTCAGCGTTAGGTACAAATCTTTGCTATCTTGCTTGGTGATCGTGAGCATCTATCTATAAGTAAGAAAAGTAGCAGATTGGCAAAAGAAAAGGGTGACCGAAGCCACCCCTTTTTAACTAAACATATGAAAACACTACTATAATCCTAATGCAGTCACTACGCTTGACTGTAGTTTGTACGGCTCGTTTGACTCAATTGAGGACAATGTAAAATTGTACCCGTTTAAGTCTCCCATAGCTACACCTGTCTCACTCGTCATTGCAGTTACATCGCATCCGTACTCACGCCCTACTAAATAGTAGTTCCCGTTATTGTCTAACACGATACAGAAAACTCTGCTTTGTGCAAGCAAGCGCAATTCATTGCGTTTTGCCGTAGACAACTTACGAAGACGGGCAACAACATCGGTCTGATTAAACACCGTGCCGTTTTCCTGCGATACGTTTGTAGTTGTAGTCATGCTACCTACTCCTTTTGGAAGTTCGTAGTCATAGACGTTACCACTTGCGATGGTGGTGGCTGTTACCTCACCACTTGCAACTGTAAAGCCCGTAGCAGCCCATGAAATCAAATGAATTGACTTGATGCCACCAACGCTGTCTTTACAATCGAGAGCGAAACCTTGAGTTAAATTAATATTACAACTCATGGTTTAGTTATGCTAATATGAAACGAACTAATTGGTCAGGGAATGCGATTTGAACACCATACTTGAAAGATGCACGGAAGCGAACTTCGTCGTTATCTTCAGAGTACCAAAACTTCAACTCTTCCTCTTCGTTTGCAAGGTCAGTTCCAACAAAGAAGTTAGACAAACGACCTAAGAACATACGATTTGTACCGTTCAATCCACCTACTGCAATCATTTTCACGTTGGTAGCAGGTATCATGATTTCCATACCTTCGCTGTCAGCAGCGTAGTGGAACAAGTTAGAAGCACGTAAAGCGGTAGTGTACTTCTTATAAGTATCAATACCTACGAACAATACTAAATCGTCAGCATCTGCGATGTCAGCAGGTGCAGCGTTGTACATATTGTCGATTAAGTCTTCTACGTTAGCTACAGTGATAGCAGTTGCACTTGAAGTGTTACCGGCAATTGTTGAAGCAGAAACAGCGTCAATGATTTTGGTGAAACCATCAAAGCGGTTTGTGTTAGGGTTGGTATTGCTTGTAACAGTATCGCCCTGCCACATAGCAACTTCGATTAATTTTGCAATACGGCTTGCCTTCTCTTGACCGATTTGCTCTTCAAAAGGGATAGAGGTTGGAGAACCTGGTACCATTTGAGTTTGCAACCACTTTGCTTCCAAAGTTTTTGGGCAAAGAGTCTCTTCGATTTTGATTTTACCAACGGTGATTACACGTTGTGTAAAGCTTGTAGTTCCGCTTGCATTGTAACCACAGCCGTCTGCCTGAAAGAATACGTCACTTGCTAAAATGTTAAGAGCTTCAGCGCTTTTCACGCCTACTTGAACTTGTCCTGCAGCTTGCAATACAGCAGCTGTTTTGCTCCCAAAAAGGGAACGTACTACCAATTCCGTACTTAACTCATTGGTGTAGTTGGTTAAACCTGTTACGTTAAACGCCATGTTATTTGTTTTTTAAATGTTGTGCTATTTTGGCAATGTTTGCGAACTGCTGATCTCTTTTGCTCAATCCTGCTGGTACTTTGGTTGGGTTTTCAGATGGCAAATTGGCAACTTTTTCTACAAGGTCAACTGTTTTAGAGAATCCCTTTTTCATTTTCTTCATTTCTTCTTTAAGCATTGCAACTTCTTCCAATACAGGTGCGATTGCTTCTGCAATTGCTTCCAATACTTGTACGGTTACAACTTCGTTTGCACCTTCAGGTACTTCAACTTCCACCTCTTCAAGTGCAACTTCTTCTACGATTGGCTCAACTACTTCGGTTACTACACCGTCAACAGTTGTAACTAATAAACCGCCTTCTACTTCGTGTACTGCGTCGGGTGCAGGAATTAAGCCTTCGCCTGTTTGTACGAAGATTTCAGTACCAACGGCAAGTTCGCCATCGTATTCAACGATAGTGCCATCAACGAGAGTAGCCGTAGCCATCTCGATTTCTTTTTTGTCTTCCGTAAATCCAAGTATTGTGCGGATTTCTTTTAGGACTTCTTTGCTGTTCATATTTATATATAATTAAGTTTTTTTTCTATTTGGCTCAGTTTTTTCCGTTCCACTTTACAGCGGCTTTTTTAACAGCGTTCATAATTGCATTCAACTGACGCTCTTCGTCACTCTCTTCAAAGTCAAAATAACCCTCTACGCTAAAGCCTTTAAACTCTCCACTCTTAACCTTATCCCAAATAGCTTGGTCGTTTACGATGTACGATAAAAACCAACTGCCGTCTGCTACTGCTTCGTAACCCGTTGGTGGAAATTTGCCCATTGCACGATTCACTATGTAGCTCTCAAACAATGAAAGTCCTTTGGTTTCACCACCATGATGTACGTTTACTTTGTCGTAGCGGTCACCTATCGCCCACTTTTTAGCAATTTGGAAGATGGTTTCAGCATCAAAGTAGACGTAATATTCCCCCCGTGCCTGATCGTACCGGTATATCTTTTTATCGGCTTCCATAGCCATGCCAAATATGATACGTTTCTCTTCGTTTTGAATTGAGAAATCTACCTTATGCACCTGGGCTGCTTTGCAAGGCATCCACTTAGTTCCCATTTTATGAGAACCACTGCAACCTATTTTAACTGCATACGCTTCAGCATCCGCTTGGTTGTCAAATAATGGTAAGCCTTCAATTGTATAGTCGGGCAATTCAAGCTCTAACTCGTTTACTTTACGCTCGGTGTAGTTAAGCATCTCTTCGCCACCCCATAAAAGGTAGGAAATAGTGCCGCACGCTTCTGTATCGTCGGGATTGTAGTAGGTTTTAGCACGAGACAAAAATGAGTAAGTACGTTGGATTGTTTCTAAACTCAAGTTTTCTTTAGCGACTAACTGCCTTGCACGATTCTTACCTACCAAAGTAGCGCACTGATTGCCTATCTTCTCGTTAAGGTCAATACCTCTTTGTGCGTTGTCGCTTGCGGCTTGTGGGTAGTCATCAAAAAACTGCTCTTTGCCGAAGTAGACAAAGTCACGCTCTATTGCAGGCGATGTCACAAGGGATACAAAGTCTACGCCCGTTTCATCGTCGGGATTAATCACAAGTCTATAAACGGGTAGCTCCATTATTATAAACTAAGGTTTTGTTAGAATTGGCTCAGACCTTCAGTAACACGTACTTTATCCTGTACGTTTGTGATGTCTCTTTCAGTCACGTAGATTCTGCGAACTTGTGTGAACTCGTCACCTTGCCCAGGTATCCTTGTACTTGGTGCGTTGAATCGTGGAACGGCGGATGGGTTTGTTCCGCTTGCTACGTTTGGTTTTGTACCTCCGTTAAATTGTTGGCTTCTAATTTGCTGAATTTGTGCGATACCAAAACTTGCGGCAATGGCTGCTTGTGCTATTGCGTAACCGCCAAAGGTCGCTTGGTTTAAAGGGTTTTTCTGTGCTTCCTTAAATGCTTGTACGGTTGACTCAATAGTAGCAATTGTAGTCTGCACGATTGACAATTTTTTACTCAGTTCAAATGCCTTTTTTTGACGTGCTTCGTCATCTCCTGCAAACGCTTGACTAATTGCATCAATTGCTTGTAGTGATTGTTTAAAGGTATTGGTCAAATCTTCACCATAAGCGCGTATAAATAACTCAGCTTTTTCTAAAGCCTCTAACTGCCTATATTCAATTGTCTTTAATGTTATATCATTTTGCTCTATTGACGCTTGATTTACTTTAGTTACGTTTTCAATACCTCTACCTGTTACCTCGTTTTGTTTGGAAATAAAATCATCCATCTCCTTTGCAGTTTTAGCACGTTCTGCATTTATTTCTTTTTGTAGTGCTAACTCTTTTTCTCTTGAGGTATTAGTTTTAACAATAGCCGTATTTTTTATTGCTTCTAACTCTTCAATTTTTTTGGCTAAACGTAACCCATCATTGATTAAAATTTCTACTCTTAATTGATTGTCTTTTAATTCTTGTTGTAAAGCCTTTCTACGATCTACGTCAAACTCGTCACCTAACAATCTTTCAGTCTCCCTAATTCGTGCAAGTTGCTCTTGTATTTCTACGTTTCTTGCAAGTAATCTATTTTGCTCTGCACGTGCATCGTTTAATTTAATTTGTGATACGACCAATTCACCCTGCTGCAAAGCAATTCTTTCAAGTCGTAAATCTTTTATTTTTTGATTATATTCTCCTTGTGCAATAGCTGCTTTTTTTGTTTCATCTGACAAATTACTAAACGAGTCCGTCAATCTCACAACTAATTCTACAACTAATCCAATACCTAAAGTTAAAAACGCCTTTTGTACAATTGACAAAGTAACAAACCATTCACGAGTCGCACGGGCAACTTGTAAGACAGCAGGTGCAAATTCTTTTAAATCTTTAACTGCTTGTGAGAAAACCATAACGCCCTGAACTTTTACAAGTATGCGCTCTAACTCTTCACTTTCCGAACCAAATATAGCCATTGCGCCTGTGGCAAGACCAAATCCTGCAATAACGCCTTGCGTTGCCCTAAACAAAGAATCAACTCCACCCCTTGCGCCATCAATTGCAAAGTCAAGTTTTTCTAATTCTTGTTTGTACTTACCTGCTTGCTTAATGGCTTCTTTGGTTCGGTCATCATTTATACCAAACGTATTGGCTAACCGCTCCGCTTCACGTTGGGTTTTGGCAACGGCATCACCTAAGTCTTCATAGGAATTTGCCGCCTGATTTACTGTCTCTTGTCCTGTCACCCCAATAGGGATGCTAATTGCTTCTACTATTGCCATTTTTTAGTGTCCTTCTGATAAAATCCAATATTGAGTGCCATCGCTTACTACTTGGTCGTAGCCGTTTTTAGCGTTTTCCGTGCGTGATGTTGCATCGTCAATTAAGACGCTGCCGTCACCTGCGTTAATTGTTACGTTGTGAGATGCTGAGGTTTTCTTTACCACGTAGACCTTACCTTTATTCGCTGCCGTAGGAGTCGGTAAAGTAACCGTGATAGAACCACTCGCAGTGTTACACAAAATAAGCCAATCGTCATAGGTGGGTAAATATGGTGAATTTGCATTTGTAATTGTTACTATTTTACCGCTGCCTAACCAAGCACCAACAACAGGGTAATTTTCAACGTACACCCTATCTCCTTCGGGTACTTCAAAGTTATTGCAGTGCAGCGTTGTGACGTTGTCAAAGCCTACTATCGATACGGCATTGCCTGCAAAGATGGTGTTGTACTTTCCGAAGTTGGTATTGCCCGTTCCCATCATGACAGCACCGTCACTATTTCCTTTGTTGTCACCCGTGTCTAAACCACCTCCAGTGGTTCTTGGATTTTTTACAGGTGGCTCTCCGTCTAAAGTGTAAAAGTCGGGGTTTACGGGATTGTCAAAATCTTGACCGCCTACGCCTAATGGCTTTTTGTTAGACTTGCTTGGTGGGTAATAACCGGCAAGTAAAAATTCGCATTCGGTTAGTCCTTCTTGCGTTGGGTTGAAGTCAATAACTTTGTTTAATCTCCAATATTGCCCCTCAAAAAAGTACAAAGAATTAAATCGAATATTTGCAAATTCGTTAGGTGTGATTCTAAAGTACCCACGAAACAACTTGCTATTTTTATCTATGATTTCCGCAATCGTTTTGTAGTAGTATACGTTAACGAGATTTTGATTGGAGTAGTTAAAGCCTAAAGGCACATAAGAAGAAGGTGGCATCCCAAAAGATAAATCAAACTGCATATTATAGGGGTCATCCATGTGCAGCGATTTAGGGTAAAATTCTATATTAGGATTTGCAGGTTTTGTTTCGTCGTAGAAAAAGTAAGACGGTACCTGGTGCAGTCCATTGTAGTAAAGTATGCGAAGGTCATCCGTATGCTTGCCTGCGTCATCCGATGCCAAGCTAAAGAACTTGTTTTGATCTTGGTAAAGTGTAGTAGATGCAAATGCGACCTCTACCTTTTTCTCACTCTTTACAAAGTCGTTATCAATTCGCAATATTCGGTCACCATAAACTCTACCTGTATTTTGTTTATGTCGCTTGCTGCCGTAGTCAGTACCTTCAGTATAGGTAAATACATAGGGATTGTTTTGCAACTCACCCATCGGTGCAATTTTATGCGGTTGGTCGTAATCAAGCAGTTTGCTCCAATCTTTGTTAGTGCCATCATAGAACTCGTCACGGGTAACAAATCGCAATGTCTTTGCTTCTGTCTGCTCAATATACAAATTAAACATTTTGACCAACGACAATAAGAAGTCTTTTTGCGTGTTTTTATCTCCAAAGAAGAAACCAAAATCAACGGTCTCGTTGTATACTATACTTGAGGCACTTGCACCGTTGTAAAAATAAGTGTCAGAAGATATTTGCAATGTACCAAATCCTACGCCTATTCTTTGTACAGAGCCTCCAATAGTAGCCAAATAAGTAAAATTGCGAATCTCAAATTTCACCACGTCTCCTGCATTAACAGTAACGGGAAAAATTAAAGGCTGTGAAAATCCCCAAGATGAGGCATTGACGTTGTCACTGTGCGGATATTGGAAATCTCTGACTACACCATTGATGACAAGATTAGTTCTCATCTGTATAAATTGAGGAGACGACAAAGGTGTTGTTATCGTAAAGGTTGCATTTGGCGCAAGATAGAAAGTGTATTTGCCGCCTACCGGTACAGTGTATTCTGAAGTGGTTGTATTGTAGTTATTGCCGTTGTCAAAGTTACCGCTCGCTGAGTCATTGGTAAATCTAACAGTAAAATCAGTTGTGCCACTTGTGAAGGTTTGCCCTGAGCTTTGCGCTTGAAACAATCGGTCAGTCGTGCCACTTGCGCTACTATTTAACCCTGTGTTTGCAAAGGGAACTATTAACCGTTTAAATCGGTCAGACGTGAAAAAAGAATCCGCTGTATACTTGTAGCCTTTGTTTGCAAATATCTTGTCTACGATAGTTTTAGCATAGAGTGCAGGTGTATGGTCATCTGCTTTCCATTCGTTAATGTCAGTGTTTAATATTGTGCGTTTGGGCAAGACTTGAGTCCATACGTAGCCGTTACCATAAGCAAAGCTCACATCGCTTCCGTTGACTTGGATTTTGTTATCCCAAGAATCTTTAATATTGACAATATTGCAAACGTGGTTGTACTCGCTGAAATCTAACTCATTTAGTTTGGCGTTCTCAAGGTCAGTAAACAAATTAGCCGCCTCTCCGTGTATAGTGCAGTTGTATTCTATGCGCCCATCATTGATTACGATTTCAGTCATCCGAATGAATCCCGTTATCTGCGGCATCCCATCCACTAAAAGTGTGCAGTCTGCTTTTTTGTTCGGGTTAAAATCGGGATTGAATTGTCCGCTTCCGGTAATGTCGTTAGCAACGTCAAAAATGTGATTGAATGCTTTGTTGTTATTTGCGGTACCTGGTATGGTTATAGTCTTGCTAAAGTCAGAACTACGGGTTTCAGGGTTGCGAATATCAGCAATGGTCTTGTTTAAGGCAATATCAATGCCCTCGCCTAAATCAATTGCGCTGCCCTTTATAATTAATTCTATCATAGTGCTTGCGCTTTGTCAATAAATGAATGTTCTACCTCTAAAGTCAAATTGAATACCTTGTCGTTTATGTGATACTTCTGCTCGTATTCAGATGTGCGCACGTTGATAGGTATTAACTGCGTGTCAAACATCCAAACCCGTGGGCTGTTTATAAGTTGCTTTAGCCACTGCGCTTCTTCTTCGGTGATAAAGTTAGAATTTAGCGTGGTGACTTGCGTCATCTCGTTGTAGTAGTCGCTCTTGCTGTGTTCTAATCTATTATAAGCGTACGTGCCGGTACTATTATTTAATGCGTAGGGATTCTTCCTAAACGTGTTTTTCGCACTTGTAAAGTTGTCTCTACGCACCCGGTCAAATCGGAAACTTTCTACCGCTCCGTATTTGTTCAAAAAGAAAACATCGACATGATCGTATTTACTACAACGGTCATCTATTATAATCGTGAACACTGCACCGACTGTATTGCCACCGCTACCTTTTGGCGTGATGGTGTACGATGTCGTGCCGCTTGGTATTCCACCTGGTATATTTGCACCGATCGGAAATCTTGTAATGTCCGCAGCTGCTGCTGTGACTGTTCCCGAAGCACCGGTACTAAAGTCAATTTGTAGACTTGCAATTGCAGAGTTGTGCAATGCGTAGAGCCAATCTTTTTGGTCGCTGTGAATACGCTTAGATGTTAGCTCAGTGAGAAAGTTCGCAGTGCTACCGCTCGCCATTAGGTACTCACTTTGTTGGTACGTCAAAAAGTCCAAAGGATGCAGTGCAGCGTTCCAAACTTTGTTACCGCTTACGGTGGTTACGCCAGTGCTTACCTCAATATCAGACGTTGCACCTGTACTGTATTCATACCCGAATGCCAAGTTGTATGCTTGCACACTTTGAGCGCATCCGCTTGCTGCGGTATCGTCGTAATTCCAATTGTATGTCGTGTATGATGAAAGGACTTTAGAAATGTTGAATACACCCCTTGACGTACTTGCAAAATGGATAGGAACTTTTAAACGGGTAAGCAATGCACCGCTTGTGTTCTTGACATCGCAAAGAAATTTGAAATTAAAGTTACTTGTGATACCGGTGCTTGATTCGGTAACTACCCATATATTGTCATTGTTGCTCGGTTGGTATGTGCCGCTGACTTGATGTGATGCCGTTAGTGCCATTACTTATAAATAAGATAAATTGCTTTGTGACCTTTTTAGAGCATTTCGTTTAAGCAAGCGCAGACATAAGACTCAAAGCCCTTTGATGCTGCACTCTCTAAACGCTTGTTTCGTTGCTTGGTGATAGTCGTGTGAAAGGCTAACGTGTTCAGAAATTCTACGATAGGCATTTTTAGAATGGCATCCCACTCTTGACGTTTGCCACCTGCTAATCTATCTATCAAAGAGAGCCATCCGAAGACATCTCCTTTGCTCTCGCTATCTCCTCCGTCAAATAGGTTAGGGTAGCTTCTAATAACTTCGGATAAAGAGCCGAAAAAAAAAGCGCATAATTATAAAAGGTAATTACGGGCATCGTTTTAAAATGCTCTACCTTCCACTGGTAATCGTCATCTATTTTGCGCCCAAAAATATTAACACGGTACGATAAGCACGCAATAATCTCGTGTAGCGCCTGTATTTTATCTTTATTGGCTAATTCTTGCAGTTCTATAAAGTGATGCGCTGACATCTCTCTTGCGGTTTTGATCAGGCGGAAACGTCTGCCGTTGTGCTTAAATTTAAACTTTAGCTTTGTCTTAGGTATCTCGTTTAGAAACGACAAGTCAACTGCTCGCAGTTCGTCAATAGTCCAAGTGTTGACCTCTTCTAAAGTTACGCCCTTAATTATTGCAATCGTGTACGCCACCTTGCGGATGGGGTTTTCTTCGTTGAGTTCCTCAATACGCTGTATTTTGTCAATGGTTATATCTTTCCAATTCATAGCTTTCTTAGTTCGTTTTTTACTTTTTGTAAATAATCAAATAAATCTATAACGTGTTCATCTAACGGCAACCCATCAATCATTAATATCATTTGGTTAATAGCAATTAAAGCGTTTTTAATGGCTATAGACGTGCATAGGATTTCATTTCCACACTCCGTGTCCGCATCCATCAATATCATGCGGTAGGTGTTGACTATCGATAAGGCTCTTTGTTCAGGTGTCATTCTACTCGTGCTTCATTAGTTTCGATTAAGTCATACAACTTAGTTCGGATTGTTTCATAACATACATACTGAATGTCTGACAAATCCCCGTGCTTCATTTGGGTTCTTATGAATTGTTGTAAATCCCAAATAACGCAATGATAACGCCATCCCTTTAAACACATGTTTAACTCTTCTTGTTCTTCTGCTGTAAATTCTAAAGTTGTTTTCATCCGTAAAAAAATACTCCTTTCTTGTTGTGCTGTTTACAATCCCATGCAAGTGCTAACCCCATTACAGCATCGTCGTGCAGTCCTGAAGGTGCAGTATAGCGTACTCCCGTTCGCGTGTATTCATACTCAAAGTTATGCATTTCGTCTGAAATTACACCGCTCGGGAATCCTATTTGTTGCTGCTGAACTGCGACAACCAAACCCTCTATAAGTTGCTGTTTACTTTGGGATGTGAACTTAAAGCCTTTAATTCTTGGGTGCTTTTTTTGCAGCTGCTCTACGATAGGATCACCAACGCCGGTACTATCGACATACGCCGGTGTTGTCGCAATTGTAGCAATTATATGCGACAAAGTCTGCGACCAATCTTTTTGAAATCTATCAAAGTGACATACTTGCCCTTGTTCATTCAATCCGACTATGACAGTCCAATCCGTGTACTTTGCCAAATCTATGCCGTAAGCGACAGGTACACCCGAAAGGGATGGTATTATGCACTTTTGGATGTTATCGTACCCGAAAGGGTTGCTATTATCGTCTGCTGGTTCTGCGAGATACAGCTCGTTGAAAACGTGTGACGGCAAGTCACGCTTTGCTTGCTCAACTTCCTCTGCTTGTATGATGCCTTCTTTCACTGCATCGTAAGCGGTAATTTTAAAATACTCCATGTTAGGGTCACCTGACTTCGCCCGTTCCCCTATTTTGTAAAACCAATTCTTTTTACCCTTTACGTTACCGATTAACTTGCATTTGCCTTGCGTTGCCGTTAATGTAGAACGTAGTGCGTACCATGACTCTTCCCTTGCACGTGATGCCTCATCAAACACTGCTGCGTACACGTCATCCCCGTATAAGTTGTCGGGCTTCTCTGCTGACTTAAACTCAATGCGTGATCCGATGGGTGTGGTTAAAACTAACTTGCTCTCATTCGTGTGAAAAAAGTTAGGTATGTTGACCTGGTTCTTCATTCTTCGGAATGCAATCTCCGCTTGTTGGTATACCGGTGCAACCCACCATACTGCTTGATTCGGCTTTAGTAACAATGCCTGCTCAAATAGCCAAATTATATGGCTTGCAGTCTTACCCGTTTTAGTCGACGCAGCTGTAACCGTATACCTTGCAGGACTGTCAAGGATAGCGGTTTGATAGCTTGTTAACTTTGGTCGGGTGTAGTGTATGTCCATTATAAAAGTTTGGTTTGCTTTATTCTTTCGTTAATTATATGACAATAATCTAAACTAATTTCGCTTCCTATCCAATTACGATTATTTGATATAGCCATTTTGGCAGTTGTGCCGCTTCCCATAAAACAATCATAAATTAAATCACCTTCATTGCTCCAACTTATAATGTGATCGTTAGCTAATTTTTCAGGAAAAGGAGCTGGATGTAATGGTTTATTTTCACTATTTATTTTCCAAATATTACTTCTTGCTTGAAAGTCGTTTAACTTTATATAACCATAATCTCGCATAGTTCCATTTGGTAATCTTTTAGAGGATTTTATTATTTTACCTGCATTTTTTATTGGTACATCTTTTATTTCATTATATGTTTTTGGTTTGCATTTACTTAAAATGAACATAAATTCAAAATACTGCTTGTACCTTGCTCTTCTATAATCATGATTAAAACTATGTTTTTCCCATATCATTGTATCATGAAGATTAAATCCAATGTCCTTAAAATACAATGCTTGTTTCAAACTTGTTCCAGTTTCACTTCCTTTAATTGTAGCATCTCCAACAATCCAAACCAAAACACCGCCTTGTTTTGTTACTCGGTACAATTCTTTTGCAATACTTTCAAAGTCAAATGAATATCCATTGTAAGTTCTCAAATTATCATAAGGTGGAGAAGTAACGGTCAAATCTATAAACTCGTCAGGCATTCTTGACATTGTGTCAAGGCAGTTCTCGTTATATATTTTATTAATCTGCATTTTTTAACCTATAAGTTTACTTTTTTATCGCAATTGTTAACCTATAACCTTACGAAGCATTTCCATGCGATCGTGATTAATTACGTGTATGTTGTGGTTCACGTCACAATAGGCAGCGTTGACCGCACCGACTTGACTGCTTTTGTCGCTTTCTATCAGCTGTTTCAAGGGCGTTACCCAATCGTTGTCTGTAACAAAAAACACCCCTAAATTGTTACCGTGGTTTGTGTACGGTTCAACTTTGCTCACGACAATCGGCAGAGAATATGCAGCCGCCTCAACTATCTTCAATTCGCTTTTGTAGCGGTTAAATTTGGTCTTTGTTAATGGTGCGAGTACAATGTCTATCTCTGAATAGTAAGTGCCGTATATGTCTGCTCTCGTGCCTTCTCTGACCTCAAACCAATGCGGTCTGTTAATAGGCGATTCACCGGTGATGGCGTATTCCATTTCACGCCATATTTTACTATTGCTGTGATAACCGCACATTAGGAATCGGTAGTTGTACTTTTCGCAGATGCGTTTGATTTGTCCGCTTAAAAGTTTAATATCTTCCAGGTGACTGATTCCCCCAACCCATCCAATTGTCGGTTTATGGGAACGGATTGTCTGCGTGACTTTCCATTGCGGCTGTGCTGGGTCAAGAGCATTCGGCAAAATGTACACGTTGGGATTGAACGGTCTAATCACCTCTGCAAGTTGTGGCGTAGTGCAGCTGACAGCATCAGCGTAAGTGATGGCATCCTTAACTCCGTTTTTTAAATAGGCACGATAAAACTGATATGCTGGATTGTAACGTGGCACAACCCAATAGTCATCATTATCGCAAATGAACGGGATTTTCTTTGCTGCAAGGATTGGCAATATATTGTACTGCAAATGTCCTAACCAACGATTAAACACAACGACATCGTATTTCTCATACGGCAAATCTGCCCACTCGGTTTTGTCTTGCGAGATGTCAACGACAACGTCATGGTCAAGTTGTAAACGGGCATAGGGCGTGTACAACCTATGGAAGGACACGCCACTAATACCGTCTAATAAACAAAGGATTTTCAAAATGGGCTGTCGGGTTTTGGCTTCGGCACGGCAACATAGTGTGTCGCTTTGCTTTTGCTGTTTGCCTCTTTCAACTTCTGAACTCGGATGCGGACATCTCCGTACTTGTTGACCTCAAGTTTTCCGTCTGCAATTGCTTGCTGTAATTTTTCGTAGTTCACTGCTACACTAACACCATAGTAATCTGACCAGGCACTTCCTAAAAATGTGATGTCTTCCATATATTTTCCTTGTGTTTATTTGTTACCTACGTATGTTTCATTATAGTATTGGTCAAACTCGCCTTCTTCCCAACCACCAATATAACCGCATTGTGCATCTTCCATTTGTTCTTTTTCCATTTGTATGCCTTTTTCTAAAATATACAATGGCATTGATGCCGTACCATACATAGTCATTTGATGTCGCATTATTTCACCAATTACCCAATTAACTGCCGTTTGCTTTGGGTTATGATTTAATTTATCTTCCATATATTTTCCGTTTAATCTAATTTCAAAGTTACATTAACTATTTTAGCTTCTACACTTGCGTCTATAGTTTCTTTCGGTTTTCCAAATACCCGACTTAACAAAGTATCCATTGAGTAAAGGCTACCTTTCTCGTATGACTTAATGATGGCACGGGCAACTGTCTTCTCAAGCATGGTAGCATCTGCGTTCTTTAGCACTTCCTTTATGTCAACTTCGTTCATTGCCATAATCGCTTGTATGCTGTCGTTGACTTCGCTTAACTTGTAGCCATGCTCTGCGAGTTCGGTGGTGAACTTTTTAGGTCTGCCCTCTACCCAACGTCGGGGATCATCTCCTTTTTTAAATGGTTTTAAATTCTCTTCGTTTGCCATAGGGTCTCACTATTTGTTCACAGATTCTTTAAATGTTTTTCAATCAAATCTTCAGTCTTAATCTTCGTACCGTTGTGTACTTCAAAGTGGCACTCACGACAAAGGCACATCAAGTTTTCAATCACGTCTTGTCCACCTTGTGAACGAAATTTCAAGTGGTGTATGTCAACTCCTTGCCTACCGCAATTCTCACAAGCGACAAAGTCACCTGGGTCTATGTCGTAGTAGTCAAAGTAAACTTGCTTGTGTTTCTTCATTTCGTAAATAGCAAAGACCAATATGTCGGGTATTGAACTTTTTGCAAAAACTTAAATCCGCAAGCCTCAAATAAAGCAATCCACTCAGGTTCTTGTTTTATATTAATATGCCCCCAATCAG